TTACTTTCATAATTAACTAACTCTAAAATTTGTATTTGTAACTTAGGAATAAAAAAGGGGCTGCAACGATATTATGTTACAACCCCAACCCATTCGATAACCTTCTCCCAATGATTATTTATTAAATAGGTTTTCTCTTAATATAATTGATTTAAGACGCATTCATGAACGAAATCTGCATCTTCATTCAACTCGTCTAATTGTACAGGTGTCATTGGCTTGCCATTGTAGTCTGCGCTTGCTATGAACGCATCACAGAAGTCTGGATAGTCACTAGTGTCAATTCCATCTACTTCTACGTTTTCAATTTTCGTGTATTCCATAAATTCTATTTGTTTTATCAAAAATACTACTTAATCGCATACCTTCCATAGTTTGGTCTTGAAAGTTTGTTAAAGACTGCATATCTGGTAGCATCGATTATATGATTCCAGTTATCAATAGGCTTATTCAGAAGGTTGCCGTTCTTGTCTTCAATCCATTTGTAGTTTTGAAATTCTTTGATTGCATTTAACGAAGTCTTCGTTACATTCAAATTATAGCGTTTAAGGATGTCAATTCCAGCCATGATACTATCCGAACCCTTTGCTGTTGGTTTGACGTTAAAACGCATCCTATACAGTTCTTCAATAGATTTAGGCTCTGCTGAATCTGCATAGATTACATCTTGTCTACTGAATCCAAAGCCACTTAACTTATCTGCTATGTCTTGGTTTGTCAATCCAGTATGATACAATAGCTCATCAATGAATAAATCATTACCAAGCTGATACACTTTCACCAACGCAGTTGGATCGTTCGTGAATCCAAAGTCTAATCCTGTTGATAAATGTGTTGCTTCTTGCGGTATCTTGTCAACTACACTAAATTGAAATATCGTTGCTCGGCTGCTGCCACGTTCCCCAAGTCCATAGACTCGCCAGTAGTCGTGATCTGTATCTTTTAATCTTTCAATCTCGTTGATAATCTCACGCTCAAGAAATGGATTGTCTAAGTATGTAGTTTGAAAAAACTCGCAGTCATCTCTTGGAATCACCTTGTCGTATATCCAATGGAAGCTATCCGATGGGTTGTAGTCGATTATAATCTTCTCCGTTGTTCTCCAGATCAGTTGCTGCCAATCTTCAAAGTAAAGCTCATTCGCTTCGTTGATGAATAGCAAGTCGCGTTTACGACCTCTAATCTTCTGAGGCTGGTCTAAGCTAATGAACTCAAATAAATTGCCGTTCAGCGTGTATTCGTTGTTAGACTTGTTATGCAAGAGCTCATCGTATTGATTCATTGACTGAAGAATAGTCACGAAGTCACGAAGCACAGATGCTCGAAGTGATGGGAACGTCTTTCGACAAATGGTTATGACCTTCTTCTCATTGTGAATCGAATATTCAAGAATCAGCCAAAGTAAGATGTTGTATGTCTTACCTGACCTTGTACCGCCTTGCTCAACCGTTATCCGCTTAGTTGATTCCTGAAGATGCCTGAATATCTTATTCGTCTTTATTCGGCTCACCTTGCGGATCAATTATTTCAACTTGGAATGTGTTGGTGTTGCCTATTTGCTCAATTTCTTGGCGTTCAACATATCCTCGTTTCTTTCCTTTCGTTTTTAGGTAGAATATAGTGCTTGATGCTTGACCGTCTTTCATCTGCTTATGTAGCTGACTCTCTGCGAAATCTAAAGCGACATTCTCAATATCATCAACTGCCTTTTTGAACTCTTCATCCTCATTCATCCATAGATAAAATGTGGTTCGACCAACGCCAACACTTTTACAAGCTGATGTAACCACTCCCAGAGATTTCTCTAAAGCATCAAGCATTGCCTTTTTATGCTGTTCGGTTTTGTTCATCTTTAAATTCCTTTAAATGCTTTTAATGGGTAAAATATCAAACTGTTTCTATACCCTCCTTCGTGAGTTGGTATTATTGGCGTTACTCCGTGTACGTTTCTCCAAGCTGGGTAAACTAATATAGAGTTATCCTTTTGTCCTATCGTAGCGTCATAGTCGGGTATGTGCAAATCGCCTCCTTTAGAGTTATGCTTTTTACAAATTATTACGTTTACTGCTCCCACTATATTACCAGTATCTCTATGAAATGGAGCTGAAATATTAAAGTTAGAAATAGAGCTTGTAAATAAATTCGCAAACCTCCATTTTTCTGGCACGTCTTCAAATAATTTTACTTGTTGCTCGTATTGTTTTGGTAGTATTTCTTTTATTAAAAGTTCGCTTTCCTTTGCTAAAAGTAACATTGCTTTGATAAATGTTTGTGATTTTTTTTCTTCGTGAACTCTTGAAATACTTGGGTATGGCCTTCTCATATGCGGCTTTGGGGGAACACTACCTAAAATAGCACTCATTTGCTTAACTACATTTTTGTATTTCCATACACCTTTTTCTTCATCAAAACCATCAGTAGGCTTTCTATCTAAAGAAGTTTTGTTTACATTTTTAGAATTAAATTCTTTGTCTGCTAAATCTGCTAACTTACACATCTTTTCAGGCATTTTATTAAGATAAAAACCTATTGGCTCTCCGTCTGCATAAAATATACAATCTTCAGTTACATTAGGCTCTATGTATTCGCAAGCCTCTCCTATCTTTCTGCTATGCTCTACTTTTATTAAATCAACTCTTTTCATTTTACTGTTTTGTTATAATGCATAGCTAGTTCTTTTATCTTTGTTTTCATGTCAACTCTATCTCCTTTGTTTTTTAAGGTTACAAATGGATGCCACTCATAGCACATTTTTTTAGCAGTTTCCTCATCCTTTTTTGCTTTGTACTCAGACTGAAGACCTCCAGCGTTTGAACCAACATCAGGGCAAGCAAACCAAAAGTGATTAAACCTTAAAACTCCATTACCTTTTTTTATAGTTTGCAATGCAAAATCTCTATCCTCTTTTAAATTAAACTCTGGTCGGTAATCCCATTTTATTTTACTTACGTTCATTAAGACGCAGACTTCCGCAAACTTTCTATTTATAGAGTAACTTGTTTTCTCGTGCCAAGCGTGTTGAGTATAATTTATACCAACCAGTTCAAAAGGTAATTTTTTTGCTTTTTCTAATATATTAAACCATATAGATGCGTCTTTTTTTACCGTTTTACCATTGTAAATACCAAAAGAAGTTACATCATCATCGCATATTATAACCCATTCAAAACTATTCTGCCTAGCATAGTTTAACATAAAATTACGAACGTATCCAATGCCTTTGTCATTATCTAATATAGAAACTTTATTAGGCACATTGTAATCATCAAACTCTTGAGGCTCAATAAAATGAAAAACTTTTATACCAACGTCTTGAAAAAGTTTGTACGTTTTTGTGTTTAACCTTCCTTTTGTGGGTATAAAGCAAATCATAACTTATTTTTTTGATCCTTTAAATATTCCATTATCATACCTCCAACATACGCTTCACGTTCGCGCCAAAACTTGACCAGCTCATACGCTTCCTCATAGTGCTCTGCTTCAAATTCTATTTGAATGGCTTTCTTAACCCCAGCTGTCATTTCTTCCAACTGTTCAGAAACGTCATCCTCGTCAAGAATTGAATAGTCTACGTCTGCTGGCTGTTGCCAAACATCTAATCCCCAATCAACTAACTGAACTGCATCCCATTCGTTTGCTAGTGTATCCCATTCCCATTCACCAAAGCCAACATTATCCTTTATAATAAATTCTAGAGCTTGCTCTTCAGTTAATTCATCTGCTACAATAACTGGCACTTCTGTGATTCTCAAATCTTTGCAAGCCATATATCTCATGTTGCCTCCTAAGATTGTATAGTCAGCATCGACTATAATAGGTCGAAGCTCAAGCATCTGAGGAAACTCTTGAATTGACTTAACTAATTTTTTAAACTTCTCATCACGAATGAATCTTGGATTATTTGTGTTCGGTTTAAGGTCGCTGAGTTTAATCTTGGTAGTGGGTATCATAAACAGTTTTTAATTTTTGTATTCTATCTTTTAAGCAAGGTGCGCAAGAAGTGCTTTTTTGTTTGTCGTGAAAGACTCTATTATATATAGTGTTTAGCTTTGTTTGCGTTAGCGAGTCTATTCTATCCAACTTGATAATTGAGCCTATAAACTCAGCTTCTTCATCTGTTAAGCACTCTGGTTTGTTATATGGGAATAATCGGTTCAGTAATTCTTTTCGCGCATCGCAGCCGCAATCTTTACCTTCTGGAGTTAATCCTTCGACTACTTTCTTGATTCCTGTTTTAGTGGTGATTTTATCAACTGTATCTCCAAGCCCCTTACTTTTTGTGCTTGCTGCGGATTTTCTCTTTGCCATTTTTCAAAGTATTAAATATTGATGAGGTGCTGATCTTAGTTTCTTGCGCTAGTTTGCGAATGCTTAATTCGCTATTGTAGTATAGCTCCCACATCTGACGATCATACCAATGCCACTTCTTGACTTCTTTGTGAATCATCTCGATCTTATGCTCAAAATCTTCATCATCTTCAACGCTGTATTCATCTTCAGCTATTGATTCACATAGTCGCTCCATCTCTTTGCCTCTGACTATCTTAAAGCGCATTTGTGATTTGTGTAGGCTGCTTACTAAGTTTCGCAGCGTAACATAGACGTAGAAAGTGTTTACTTCGTCAACGTCATACATTATTCTTCTTGGATCATCAACATAAACGTGAAGGCGAACATACATCTCTTGCACGATGTCTTCGGTAAAATCTCCAGCACCAAGATTTCTAGCTTCGTTGAGCCAATGATCATGTTTATCCGCTAAGATTTCAAGCAGCGGTTTAGTGCAAAGGTTCATAAACCGCTATATTGATGGCAAAGAAACCTATTAGAATTTGGGTGTTATGCTCTTTGTATTCCGAACCGTCTTCATCTTCGATATCAAAAGCGAAGTAATTGACTCCGAAACAGAAGCCGTAGATTAAACCAAACGCTACGTTAAATGTGCTTAAATTCATTCGCACATATTACGCATTTTTAGAAGTTAAGGTTGGCTTGAGTTAGTGGTTTTCTTAACCAGTCTTCATCTGACAGCTTTTCTTTTGGTGGTGGTGCTTTTTCGCTATGTTCGACAACGTTGGCTGACGTTAATGTTGAAAACTTATCTTGTTGCCGCGTCATATATTCAACCATAGCAGCGAGTTTCTCATTCTTTTCGCGCATCTTTCTGAGCGTTGTTTCAATCTCGTTGAAGTATGCCACAAACTCATGGTCTGGTTTGTTTGTTAGCGTGATGTTTCTCATTCTAATAACGTGTGCTAATGCTCTGACTGGATCAAAGAGCAGATCGACTTGGTTGAATTGGTTATCGTTGTTCATCTTCAAACTAATCCTAAAAGTTCAGAGTTTAATTCTTCAACTGTTTCAACGTTAAGATCATTTAAAAGCTCTTCACCGTATATATAAACTAACATATTAACAACCTTTTCGCTGTTGTCATAAACACTACTTGCTTCACCTAAATTGTCTATTTCATACTGTTGGCAAATGCCTACTGCTTCAAACGAATCTATACTATGCTTTTTGAGCCATTCTGAGGCTTGATAATATCCTATTATATAATAGTCCTCGTTAAACGCCTGAAAGTGCCAATCTTCTCGGTTATTATTTGTTAGTACACCTTCATTAGCAAGGTCTAAAAGGTAGCTTGTTAGCTCTATTTGTATTGAGTTTTTCATGTCTATTTGTTTATTTGGTTTTTGTTTTTAATCTTAAACACATTCACAATCAATATCCAAGACACAAGTGTTGTCTTCTTTTACATACCTGCAATCTTTAGACAGAACATCTTTGTTATACTTAACCAAATCAACTATGTATTCAGCGTGCTTCTTAGCAATATCTGAGTAAAGTATGACATGAAGTTTTGCCAATCTAATAGCTGCTTTGTCTTGGTTGTCTTCTGCCTCACTTAAAAGT